TCAGTAACGGTAATAACCTAACTGTTACTTCAAAATTTACAACAGCAACAGGTTCAACGACCTTGGCTTTTGACGGAACATCGCCTACAGCCGGTTCACCAATATCCGGATCACCGGTATTTGTGCAAGGAACGGCTATATCTGGAGTTATAGGTTCTTCTACAGTTAACGCGAAAGTTAAAGATTCTACCACACCGACTGATGTTAGTGTTAGCGTAGTTGATGCATCGGGTATTCAACAGCAGATGGCTCTAACATCTGGAAGCGGTACCTCACTTTTCATTACATCGTTAGGCGGAACTACTCTAAATTTAACCGGGGCGATTGGCAGCACACTGGTAGGAGCCAATGGATCAAACGCTGGTGTCTCGGGGACAAATGTTGCACCTATTGGTGTAGGAGGCCATTTTAAAGTTTCTCGATCCGCCGGTACTTATACGGTCCAAGATCCAGAGGATTCTACTAAAAACGGTCAAAACTATGCTGTAGGGGACGGTTTATTATTACTCGGTTCAGACATGGGGGGTGCATCTCCTGCTAATGATATTGTCGTAACTGTTACCGGAATTGATTCGGGAGGAGCAATTACGACATTTACTTCCTCGGGTACTGCTGTGTCGGGAGGAGCAACTTATACCGCGGTAGTACAATCAAGTACATCAGGCACAGGATCAAACGGACAACTAGATGTAGTAAGGCAAGGAGGAACCGGAACCTATACATCTATCCAGGTTACTAATGGTGGATCAAACTACGCTCCTGGCGATACTGTGACATGGTTAGGTAGTTTGTTTGGTGGAGTAGACGGTATTAACGACATCGTAATCACAGTAAACGGAACCACAGGAGGAGCCATCGTAGATTGGGTATTGAGCGGAACCCCAGTGGGTGCTACAGGCGATGCTACTTATGCATCAGTATCCGGTTCAAATATTGCTGCCAGCGGTAATGGTGCAGTATTCACAGTCACAAGATCCAATGGAAATTATTCTGCCACAGCAACGAATATAGGCACAGGTTACGTTATTGGTAATAGAATACGAATTTTAGGCACTGACTTACAAGGTGCTTCTCCTCTTAACGATTGTATCCTTACAGTAGCAAGTGTGGGCGGAGGTGTAATGACAGTAACCGGTTCTGGATTGCCTTATGCAGGAGATGACATCGCCATTTATCCTACACTCACAATCAGTGAAGCCACTACAGGAACTCTGGCTGCTAACACATTACTGAACGTAGGTGCTATTCCTACCATACAGGTAGATTTTAACAGCAATCACGGGTTAATACCGGGCACCACTATTCTTACTCAAATTACATCAAATCCTTCTCCCGATTTTACTGCGACTGCTAGAACACTATCAGCATCTACAAATTGGGTAGGCACAGCATTTTCTAACGGAGTATTTACTGCGATTGCATCCGCAACTAATGTAACTGCAAGATCCATTGATGGTTTGATATGGTCCGCCGGCGGAAATTTACCTTCTAGTAGTTCATGGACATCTGTAGCAGCAGGAATAATTGGATCAACACATTATCATGTAGCCGTTGCTTCCGGCGGCAATGCCGCTGCCTATAGCACGGACGGAGGTCAAAATTGGACTTCCTCTACATTACCTTCATCAGGGACTTGGTCTTCTGTGGCTTATTATAATCAAACATTTGTAGCGGTGGCTTCTGGTGGTACGGCAGCAGCATTTAGTACCAACGGTACTACCTGGACAGCAGCCACACTACCTACATCGGCAACTTGGTCTGATGTAGTAGGAGGCCTGATTGGTACTTCAACATACTTTGTTGCCGTAGCCTCTGGAGGTACTACCGCTGCTTATTCTGCAGATGCTGGAGCGACTTGGGTCGCTACTGGAGCATTGCCTGCTTCAGCCGGCTGGTCAAGCATAGTATTTGGTAATAACCGTTTCGTAGCAATAGCCAGCGGATCTGCAAATGCTGCTTTTTCAACAAACGGTATTACTTGGTCTGGAGCAACATTACCAGCCTCTACTACTTGGAATTCTATAGCATTTGGCGATGACAATTTCGTTGCAATTTCTGGATCTTCTACCAGTGCTGTAGCATATTCATTCACTGGAGAGACCGGCTCATGGAGTTCAGCGGCATTAACCACTAATGCGAACTGGGAAGAAATAGCATACGGATCATATTCGGGATCAGGAGTTTTTGTGGCTGTCGCAAACGGTACAACTGCTAACAGTGTTATCCTTGCTTCTGCTAATCATCAACTGGCCACTGGTCCTCATGTCGTAGCACAGGTACCTAGTTCTACATCTATAAGATATTATTCTCGTACTACTGGAACAATTAACACAACTGTACAAGGACTTACAGGAGTTTTATATGCAAGACCGGATGCTTATTTCACTCACAGACCGTTTGACGGCGGTGTGCAATTAGGCACAGGTAATCCAAGTCACGGTGCGCAAGCGATTCGCCAAAGTAAAAAATATATTCGTTACCAATCTGGTAAAGGTATGATGTATACCACTGGTGGATTATTTGCTCCAAGTTATAATTTAGCCAGCGCCAGCGCCGCTGGTCTTACTGTGAATAGTCTAATAACAATTACCACAGATGACACTGATCACGGGTTTCAGCCTGGAGCAGAAGTTGAAATTATTGGAATGGTGTCTTTCGAATACAACGGTGATTATATAGTAGACAGTATTGTAGATGCTAGAAGATTTAGAGTAAGAGCGGCAGTAGTTTTGAGCAGCACCACAGGAACTTTGGGACCAGATGCCAAAGTCGTTCTGAAAAGATGGCACGGTGCTACTGTACGTATCGGAGCATTCGACGAACAAAACGGCTTATTTTATCAATATGACGGAAGAGAACTAGCACTGGTTAAGAGATCAAGTACGAATCAACTTACCGGAACAGTGGCAATAAACACCGAAAGTAATCAAGTAGTTGGTACTGGAACAAGATTCCAAGATCAACTTAAAGTCGGAGATAAAGTGGTTCTCCGAGGAATGAGCCACATCGTTACAGAAATAACTAATCAAACATCTATGACAATAGCACCAGATTGGCGCGGAGCGAATTCCATAACCGGTGCTAGAATGGCCATCACTGAGGATTTATATATTCCTCAAGGAGAGTGGAACGTTGATTCCCTAGACGGAAACGGTCCCAGCGGATATTATGCTTTGCCTTGGCGTATGCAGATGTTAGGTATGCAGTATTCTTGGTATGCGGCGGGATTTATAGAATGGATGCTGCGCGGAGCAGATGGTAAATTTATTTTCTTACATAGATTAAGAAACTCTAACGTAAATACCGAAGCATACATGCGTACTGCAAACCTTCCTGTACGTTATGAGGTAGAAAATAGAAGTGCAGTGAGCAAATTAACAGCAACAGTAAGTTCATCAGCAGCAACTCTTCCACTGACCGATGCTTCGAGATTTCCAACCAACGGTATAGTATATATTGATAACGAACTAATTAGTTACACAGGAAAAAGTGGAAACACACTGACCGGTTGCACAAGATCTGCATCTATGAATCAATTTACAGCAGGTCAAAATAGAACAGTCACAGGAGGACCTGCTGCTTCACATGCAGTGGATTCTGGAGTGCAATTAGTAAGTTGTACTGCAAGCCCAACGATAAGTCACTGGGGTAGTGCATTATTGACAGATGGTTTATTTGATGCAGATCGTGGTTACATTTTTAACTATGCTGCTACCGGTCTAAGTATTGGTCTTGCAAGACAAACAGCATTTATGATTAGACTGGCTCCTAGCGTGTCTAATGCATTGGTAGGAGATTTAGGCGAAAGAGATCTACTAAACAGAGCGCAGTTGCTATTAAATCAAATTGCAATTACATCTGACACAGGCACAGGCGCTATTGTTGTTGAAGGAATTTTGAATCCTAGAAATTATCCTACAGATCCTACAAGAATTACATGGACAGGATTATCAAGTTCTGGTGCAGGAGGCCAGCCAAGTTTTGCACAGATAGCATTGGGCGGTTCTATTAACTGGGGCGGTGTACCTGCAACAACATCAACAGCGACAGTTCAGGGAGCGTTAACAACCACCACCACCATAAGAGCATTTACAACGGTAACTAATTCAGTAACTGCCGTTGGCGGACCTTCCGGTTTAAGCGGATTTGCAAATGCTGTTAGTAGTACTAGAACGGATTTTGTAATTACAAATGCTTCTTACGATGCACTTTTGGCAACCACTCCGTTACGAGTAGGCGATGCTTTAAGTATGTCTAGTGCCGCAACTTTAACTTCAGTTACAATTAACGGAACCAGCGGAAGTTTTACCTGCGCAAGTACCAGTCTAGCAGTAGGTATGACTGTTAGAATCAGCGGTGGATCGACAGCCTATCCTGCGGCCGGCACTATACAAGGATATTCAAATCCTACTACTTATAGAATTTCTACTACAAATGGAAGTACGTCCTTTACTTTGACTACCTTAGGCGGATCATCGATCAATACAACATTAGGCACGCCATCTGGAACATTTACACTTAATAACTTTATTGGCTCGGGAAGAACTATCACTGCTATTACTAGATCATACCAGGGAAGTGCATTTACTAGAATTGTAATGAACCAAGTAGGCAACAACACATCGGATACAAACGCATCTGTTTCGATTGTAGTTACCAATGGTATTTCAACCAGTTATTCAAATGCTATAAGTACTGCTCGTAATGACTTCTTGGTAACTAACAGTGACTGGACTGCATCTTTCGCAGCCGCCGGTGATAGTTTAAGTTTAACTACATTTATTATTGGCGGACAAACTATTTCCAGCGTTACAACATCGTATGCTAGGGTAAGTGGCGTTGATTATACTACAGTAATTATGAGCAGTAACGGTAATAACGTCAGCACCGCTGCTGCTAACCAAACAGTTACGATTCAAGCAGCAGGTACGGCCGCGAGTTATGTGAATACAAACTTTTTATTCTTTACAGCAGCATCTTGGAATGCATCGGGAGCCACCACTGGAACTAGGGTTGCAACATCGTATACACAGTTCCCGGCAAGTACTGCAACATCTGCTGTAGTTTCAAGAAGATTAGGAAACACAACAATACAGCGTGTTACATTTACTCAAACATCTAGTGCTACCATTAGTGCAGCCAGTACAGTAACGTTCCAGTTTGGTGACCCACAGTTTGCATTACCGGGGGAGCAGGTATTTTCGTTCTTGTGTCAACCTGGCGGTTTAAATGCCTTAGATCTAAGCGAATTGAAAGAATTAACCACTACTGCAATTGGCGGTAGGGGTGCGTTCCCGAACGGTCCAGATGTATTGGCAATCAATGTTTATAAGGTATCTGGAACACCAGTTTCGGGAGCAGTTATTCTGCGTTGGGGTGAGGCGCAGGCCTAAAGTTTTATTTGGGCCTTTTCCCAATTCTCTAAAGATTCTAAAATAGATTTTCTAACACTGATCAGTTCGCTACGAGTGTCCGAAACATCTCCCAATTTATTACTGACCATTAGTGTTTCGTGTTGGCGATCGAGATAAATGACCAGTTCTTTTAACTTTAGCAGTTTAGATGTGAGATCTTTTTGATAAGCATCGTCGGTAATTTTAGAAATTCGAGATCTAAAATCTTCATACTCAGTTTTAAATCTTTCGCTAGATTGAATAGTTTGCATCATTTGTAAGTACCAATATAGTTTCTAGTTTAGTTTTTGTTATATCACTATTTAATGTAGTACGCAGCCCGTTGTGTATCGATTTTGGCAGATCCTCTATGTCAGCCCAACATATAGTTTTCGATGAAACAGTCAAAAACTCATGTTCTACAAGACATAGATAGGTACCGTATTCGAATCCCTTGTCTTGACTCACATATAATTCGATAGGTAAAATTTTTCCCTGCTGATAAGAATTTAAAATTTCACTGCAATCTTCTAACACAGTACCATGTCTTTCGAAAGTAGGAACCGTCCATTTAGATTCTTCGTGAATCAATAAAATTCTGCCTGTATTTTTAGCCAGGAATAATAGTCCAGCACGTTTCTGCATTAACTATGTATCAGGGATCTAGTTCGAATCTCCACGATCCTGAAGGATATTCTCCCTCAAAAGATTTTAACCATTGATCCCCAGCCCAACGGTACTGAAGACCAGTTTTTAAATTGGTAAAAATTAATTCAATAATTTCAAATTTATCAGAATCTGAAGGAATTATGAGATTGTCTGCGGCTGTTATGTTTTCGAGCGCCTTGAAAACTACCCCGTCATAAACTACCAATTGGTTTTGAGAGTACACAACTGCGGCTGACGGTATCCTTGAAATCTGCCATTCTGGTAACAGATCTATCCATTCACCACCGTTCCATTCTATAATAGTATTGTTTCTAATTCTTGGATCAGTGTTATTTAAATTTTTCCAAGCGTCGGGGCCATCGTATGAATCTTTGCTGCTACCGTCTCCAGGATCTTGTCCATATTTCATAAGACCCCCTCGATTAACACTTGGGTTAACATCATCTAACATTAGATATCTAGTCCCTGAAGGTATAGCCGACCTTGATCCAAATGTTGTCACCGGATTAAATTTATACGGATCAATGATGGCATCAATTGTAGTTCTACCGCTAGGATAAACACTGCTATAAATTACAGTATTTGATGGTTTATCTTCTATTGAAACAACCAAATATGTAGTGTCAACTTCATTAATTGTAAATCTACCTTGTAATTCTATGCCGTCGGGCTGTCTAAAATAAATTTTTGAAATTCCAGGTTTATAATTTCCGTATAGATCTAAAATCTTATACCAGTCTATCCTAGGTCCGGACTTGGCAGGAACATCGAGTCCAATAGAATTAACAGCCTCGCTGACATCTAAAATTGATACATCATAATCGTTGGGATTGCCGTTCATACTTTTTAGTAACAGTACACCATATTTGTCATAGGTATTACCATGACCGCCTAATGTGTTGTGCGCATTCAAATCTATTAAAAGTTCATTTAAATTTAACAAATCGCCTGAACTGTCAAAAATATTAAATTTAATACTTTGAGTAATACCTAATTTTTTAACTTTTGCAGGAGTAGAAATATATATAGGAGTGGTAAAATCTAAAGAACAAATATCAATATCTGACTCGGTTCCTTGGGGTATTGATCTCGAACTAAAGTTTACTGAATCTAAAGTTACTGCTGTTAAACTCGTCCAGTCGATATAATTGTCAGTGGTTTGAATTTCAAAACTAGGATTAAAGAAAACTAATATCTGTTCTAATAATTGTAATTTTTGATCAGTGTTTGATGTCCAAATGTCTGCTTTTAGTTTAAGTTTGTATGGCGTAGGATGAAGTCTTTCTACTGTATAACTGCCGCCTTGAGTATTTTTATATTCTATAACACCATCTGTATTGGTATATGCCCTCTCTCTGACGTGGACCTTACTTACAAATGACGGGTCGGTTAATCTAGATGTATCAAGTTCTAAGCCGGTTATGTAACATGCGACTCTCGGAACGGTAGGCATTTTGTTTTCTGAGTTGTCTCTGATAATTGCAGCCACCTGACGTGTAAGATCGCCGTAGGTTACCGGAACATGTCGCTCCTCGCCATCTCCGGCTTTATACTTAAATCCTATAAAAAAACGCATGAACTGAGTTACATAACGTCTTATTTGGCCGTCATAAAAGAAATCCATTATTCATCTGCCTCTGGTCTTAGAGCCTTGCTTAAACTCTGTCTTTGTTTTATTGTTTTACCGTCAATTACGTCGGTTTTGGTATTGTTGATAAAACCTGTTTTTTGAGTGTTTCTAGTATCTTTACCTTCAAATCGTTCTCCCGATACTACATCACTAGGTCCAAGATTGCTCATAGTCATTCTCACATCGTCCTCATATTTTACCCAACGCTTTCCGTTGAATCTGAATAATCTTTGTGGTTGGTAATCTGTCCTTAAGTGAAACTGGCCTTGAGACGCCACACTCGGAAATGCGATACCCGACGTAAAAGGAGCACCGTTAGGAGGAGTAATATCGCCATCCCATATTGCAGCATTATTATCTCTAACAGGAGAATTCATCACAGTCGATGCTGTGTAACCTGTATAGATGTAATTTCCTTGCGAGTCTCTTAGATAATTACCTTCGGCATCAGTGGCTCTATGTTCAAGAGAAACTGGTACATCTGTACCATCGGCGGTAACTAGATCTATTTTTCCGTCTTCTCTTTGGGCGATACTAAAGAATCTAGTTGTATCATATCCGCTCTTAGGAGCATCGGCTTCTGCTTGATCAAGAACTGCCTGTGTAATTTGCATTTCTTTCTCATAGGTACTCATGATATCTCTTAGAGTAGAGTTAGTAGGATTACCATTTTCATCTACCATAGCCCTGTCTAAAATCTGTTTAAATTCTTGACTATCTACTAACGGTTTACATTTGGCTCTATATAAATGTGGATACCAGGTTACAGAAAAACCTTCGGCTGCTCTGGTTACTTCTTCAATAACATAAAATCGTTTCAATGCAAATTGCAGATCATTAAGTGCAAATTCGTCTTTTAAATGCGGAAGTTCAAGGACATCGCCTGCTATAATTTTCCTGCCTATTTTTTCCACTGTGTCGTTAATATGAAAAGTGATAAAAATAGTATCGTTTTGCAAGAAAAGTCCAAACTGACTTAAATTAAAATCGGTATCTTGAAGATTGTAAACACCTCTAAGAATATAAACATCTGGATCATATTTTCTATCGCGATTTTCTAAGAACAAAAGATCCTGAATATTAGCAGGATTGTCTGCGGAATAATTTGGAGTTGTAGGTGTATCGCCTTGCGTAGCAGCCCCGGGACCTAAGTATTTGTGGACAAAAACATCCGTACCCCCAAACTGAAACATTTCCCAGATGGTTTTATCAATAAATTTAAAATCGTTGCCCTTTTCTGGGCGATATAGACTTAATCTTGGCATATATGTATTTACCGGTACGATAAATACTGTATGACTACTAATTCACAAGCCAGACAAGAAGTATTCGATTACTGCAAAAATATGCTGGGTGCGGGCATGATTGATGTAGAATTAGATCCCGTACACTATGAAACTGCTCTAGATAGAGCATTAGGCGTTTTCAGGCAACGTAGCGATAATGCCGTAGAAGAAAGTTTTATATTTTTACCTTTACAGCCAGACATTAATGAATATAGATTACCTGACGAAATCCAGCAGGTACGTCAGATTTATAGAAGAAGTGTTGGATCTAGAACAGGCAGCGGCGCAGGCGGAACTGTATTTGAGCCATTTAATTTGGCTTATACAAACACATATCTTCTTAGTTCAACAAATATGGGCGGATTGTTAACTTACGAACTTTTTGCCCAATATCAAGAATTGGTAGGTAAGATGTTTGGTAGTTATATCAACTTCACCTGGCATCCACAGAGTCATTCTCTAGTGATTCATCAGCGTCCTAGGGCAGAAGAAACCGTGATGTTATGGGCATACAATCGAAAGCCTGATTTTACTATCATTAAAGATATCTATGCAGGTCAGTGGGTTAAAGATTATTCTTTGGCAAATTGTAAGATGATGTTAGGTCAAGCACGTGAAAAGTTTGCTCAAATTGCGGGCCCCGGCGGCGGAAGTAGTTTAAACGGCACAGCATTGAAAACTGAAGCACAGGCAGATCTTGATAGACTTACAAAAGAATTAGAAACAGCAGTACCCGGTGGTCACGGATACACCTGGATAACTGGTTGACAATTATTCGTTAAGATTATATAATATCCTTAATTGGAGGATATTATGATCATTGGTATTTGCGGGTTTATCGGCAGCGGCAAAGACACCGTCGCTGACTATCTAGTTAACTTTCACGAATTTAGACGCGAGTCATTTGCCAGCACTCTCAAAGATGCTGTAAGCGCGGTGTTTGGATGGGACCGAAC